GCTCTTTCTTTACTATAAACAAACGCCTATGATTGGCTTGTTCATAATCTCTCCATACCTTTTCAGGTATATCTTTCATAATCAAGTATTCTATTGCTTCACTTTCTGTCATAGCCTTTACTGGTTCAGTGTTATGCAACAGATACCCTCGTGTATGTTTCACAAAGTCTGGCTTTGCTTCGTCCTTCTTGAGTTCCCAATAAACCCAAACAGGTGGTAGTATGCCACCATTCAATGCACAAGCCATCCAGTTAGGGTCAGGGTGTGTCACCTTTGCAGGTTCATCTAGGTTGTCAGGGTCTTCCCATACAACGCAGAACTCACTTCTAAATGGCTCTAGGTTTTCTTTTGCCCAACCTAGTCTATCCCATAAATGTGTTCCTTTAAATTCTGGTGTCATGCTAAATCTCCAAATACTGCAACTCCTGATGCTGTAACATCTTGTCCTGAATCTTGCGCTCCATTTGTACCAACAACTCCTATTTTTCCTGTATTCACACCTCTGCCACCTGTTCTTAACATTCCTTGCCCAGCTGTTCCACCAAAGTGAAAAGGATGTGCATAGTCATCATTGTTCATAGAATTAGAATAGTTTACTTCGTGGTCACCTGTTCCGTGGTCTGTTAAACTAGCACAATTAAAACTGTCTAAAAAGCCAGAGCTTGACCCATCAAAACTAGCCCAAACTTTTGCGATACCCTCTTGCACATTCGTAGTGGTAATATTCCCTGCACCTGCAACAACAGTGATGCTGTTCTTTGCATCCATTCCCTCTAGGGCATTTGTTCTTAGTGTACTCATGCCAAGTCTCCGTGTACTGAAACATGGCACTTTGCCAAATCTGATGATGAATTGTTATGGTCATTACAAGCTAATTGAATTGAACTTGCTGTTTGTGCTGTTCTATTATTTAGACTTGCTCTGTTACCACTATCTTGAGATGCGTGGAGCATACAGCAATAGTTAGCATCATTCATATCATTGTTTATACTTACAGTGTAATTACCAGTGCCACCATCTGCCATACTAGATACATTAAAGCTATCCCTAGATGCAGCATCAGTAGCTGTTCCATCAAAGTTTACCCAAGCCTTACACAAACCCTGCTGTAAGTTGGTAGTTGTAGAGTTACCCTCTCCTGTGACGGCAATAGACCCTGCTGTTGATGTGCCTGTGAGTGTGTTTGTTTTGAGTGTTGCCATTGTTTATCCTATGACGGTTTAGTAGGGAATGTAATAGCAGACTTTTTAAGAGTTCCATGCTCTGTCCACTCTGGTTTAACAGTTTTAGTCATGTCTCTTAATGCCTGTCTATACACTTTCCATTCTTCTTTTTTACTATCTGATAAAGGACTATCGTTAGCCTGTGTCCAATCACATTCTTTAAGTAACTTGTTTCTATATAGTCTAAATTTATTTTCTATTGTTATTGTCATCCTATTAAGTACCCACCAAAGTATGAATTTTTGCTGTAGTGCTGAACATCAACTTGCGATGTACCACCTCCTTGAACAACTGTTACATGAGCCGTATCGTTGGCAGAAAAAGAATCAGCAACTTGGATGAAAAAAGTATGATAGTCACTGTCTGTATCAAATTGGTCTGGGTCTATTACATTTTGCCATGCTTCTTGCTCTACACCACTAGAATTTGTGCGTAAAATACTTAATATCAAATGGTCTGCTGCTGTATCAATCTGTTGTAGTCTAGCTTGTGCATAGACAGAGTATGTCCCAGAAATAGGTGCAGTAAATTTATATGTACTTGTATTGAAAACCCCACCAACATCATAGACTTCTGAGTCAAATTGAATAGTAACATAGCTATTACCATTAGAAATATTAGACTGTGTAGCCGACAAATAAGCTAGAAAAGCAGGTCTTGCAGGAGTAAGTATACGTCCTGTGCTATCAATCGTTTGTGCTGTAGTAGCATTCGTATGCTTTATATTTTGTACTAGAAGATTGCTCATAGTATTGCTACGTTCCCCCCTGAGTTAATCGTCAGTGTCACACCACTTGCTATGGTCAAAGGACCAGTGACGTTAGCATTTTCAGTAGCTTCTATTGTGACATTTGTATCTAACGACTGTGCATTGGTTCTAAACATACCACCATGCTTAAACGTACCTTTGTTTGCTTCTGGTGGTACAATGCTGTTGTCAGCTATGCCAAGGTAATTTACAAAGATATTACCTGTTCCTGATGAAGGTGCTGCACTAAAGGTTAGTGTTGTACCGTCAGGGATTGTATAAGCACTGCTGTCCTGCACTACACCGTCTACAGATACTAGAACGTCCTGAACATTAGAGACTGTCTGAGACAGCGTAAATGTGGTGTCAGAGCCATCACCATTAAACCTTTGTACGGATGGTATGGCATGAAAGCCTGACTGAACTTGATTTCCTACTAAGGGCATTAGGTTATCTCCATAATGCTTAGTGTGCCACTTAGTTTATCTGCGACTGAACAATCTATCGTAATCTGGTCTGTTGTTTCTAAGACCACCTTATTTCCTGCCATAAGTTCCAATGAACTCCCTACAGGTATGGGGGCATCTTTTATTATTATGCTTGTGCCGTTAGTTACGTTATTTGAGCCACCTCTACTTCCTGTATCACTAACTAATCTTACTGTTGCTGTAACCTGTGAAGTGTGTATGTTACTTAACAGTAAGCCTAGAACAACTGTGGTTGTGCTACTCGCTGCCGTATACATAACATACGGAGTTCCACTGCTCGCAGGTTCGGCTGCAAAAGTAACCACTTTGAACGTATTTGCCATATCTTTCTCCTATACTAGCCCAGAGCAATCGCCAAGGCAGTTGATTCGTCCGCAATGACTGTAGCTAAAGCTGTTCCGTTTACTGTTATTGCATCTGCTTCTAATGTTCCGTCTATGTCGGCATCTCCACTAATGTCTAAACTGGTTGCGTCTACTTCACCTGCTACGGTGAGTACCCCACTAGCAACTGTCATTAAATCTGTATCGCTTGTATGTCCTATAGTTGTACCATTTATAATTACGTTATCTACTGTGAGGGTCGTCAGCGTTCCTAAAGATGTAATGTTAGATTGAGCTGCTCCAGTAACTGTTGCCGCAGTTCCACTGGCGTTCCCTGTTACATTTCCTGTTAAGTTGCCTTCTACATTTGCTAAGATTGTGCCAGTAGTCATATTAAGGTTTCCTGTGCTACTTGCGTTATCTGTAGTAGTACCTAATGCAAACTTATCCTCTGACTCATCCCACATAAACAAAGCATCATTACCTGTTGATCCCCTTTGTATAATTATTCCACAATCATTTGAATTAGAACCTGCTCCACTGTTTAACTCTAATAAACTATCTTTTACGGTAGTGTTTGTAGTATCGATAGTTGTTGTTGTTCCGTTAACTGTTAGATTTCCTCCTATCGTAACATTGTCTGTCACTGTGACACTATCCACATAAGAGTCTTTAAACCTAACGCTAGTCGAACCCAAATCAACATCACTATCAGTTTCAGGTCCTAGAATACCGTCTGCCACATACACTTGCTCTGCATTGGAGGCATAAAAATGAATTTCATCGGCTGTTTCAAAGTCTATCTTTGTCTGATCGTCTTCACCGATCTTTATGTCTGTTGCTAATAAAGACGTTATACCTGTTTGAGCTGCTGCTAAACTTACAGCCCCACTTGAAACAGAGAAAAATGTAGAACTAAAACTAGCTACCCCTTTATTAGAAGTCGTGGCATCTTCTCCTGCAATAGTAACGGTAGTTCCTGTTGCTGATGTATCTATACCCTCACCACCTGCAATGGTTAATGACTCACTGTCTAAGTCAATATCAATAGTACCACTGTCAGAGGCTACATCTAAATCTTGTGCCGTTACCTGGGCATCAACATATGCCTTAACAGACTGTTGGCTTGGTATACCTGTAGCACTGTTAGAATCCATGCCGTCTTCATCCACAAAGCTTTTTCCGTCTAATATGTTTAGTTCAGCCGCACTTGAGGTAACTACCGTTCCTCCTAATTTTAGCCCGTTAGTTCCGTCATGCGAAGCTACGTCAAAGTCATTAGTGCCATCACTAACTGTAACATCCCCATCTATACTTACATTTCCACTTGCATCTTTAACTATTATCTTGGTGGCGGGTATAGTTATAAATACGTCTTTTGTTCCTGCACCTAAGTTAACTCTATTGTTACTGTTTGAACTTGCTATTACATTACCATCGGTTCTCGCTAGTGTTGTGCCAGAAGAAGTAAATGTACCTAACCCGACTTCGAAATCATTGTTTGTATTGTCAACAATCGCATAATAGGTAGTGTCTGAGTTGGAAAGATTTGTAGTAAAAGTCTCAAAATTTGCTACAGCACCTAAAAGAGATATCGTTCCTGTACCTGTGGTAGTGGTGGTTTCTCGTACTCTATCTGCAATCGTTAATGCCATTAGGCTATCCTTATTATTGCGTTACTTGCATCTGCTGCAGGGAAAACAACTGTAAAATCTCCTGAAGACGATGTTTTATCTGCGCCAAAGTCTAGAACACACACTGAAGGGTAATATAAAGTACCTGAAACGTTCTTCTGCACCGAACTG